CAGCTTCCGACCCCTATCGCGCCGCTAAACTTCACGAGCATCAATATTCCGGCTTTGATGACAACGAAACCATCGGCATTATAGAGGGTTACGGAATCCCACAAAGCCCCCTTCGGCGTGAACAGGCGCACCGGAGTGCCGACCGTGATACCGTCCAATGGGATACGCCACAACGGCATGTACGCGTCAACCGCGCCGGACAGTATCTTCCCTGACGGAATGGTCGGGTCGGCGGCAGTCGTCGCGTTCGGCGTGCCCTTCAACACGGTCAATTCCACCAGCTCATTACCGGTCTTGGAATCTCGATGGTAATGCGCGCAGATGATGTCATTGCGTTTCACGCCCTGCGACCCGTTGGAGATCGTCACGGATTCCGCCGCCGTGATATGCCAGTCCAAGCCTTGAATCGACGCGCAGCCGGTGCCGATCGTCGCCCTGTTGGGCGAACTCATCGAACACTTGAACGCGTCGCCCCAGTCGAACACCACGTCGGACTTCGAAAACTTGGCCTGATGGATGATCGCCTTGTCCTCGCTCGAGATGTGCGCGACTCCGGCTTTGCCGTCAACAAGTTCGATGGTCACTGTTCAGCCTCCTTCAACCATGCTTCAAAAGAAGCGTCGTCCTTCTGCATGAACGTCATGAAAGACGCATTGCACTGGGAGCACAATTCGTAGATGTCAGGCGTCACATCATCCGCGATGCGGGTCGCCTTGCCAGCGGAATACCGGCGCACGGTGAACCATTCACGCGCCTCCGTATCGCCAGCTGCGACATACGCGGTCTTGCCGCACTTGTCGCACACGTACTTCGAGTAACCGTCAGACTTCACTATCCAATCCTTTCAAACATGGAACAACCAAGCGAAGGCAACTGCCTCCACGTACCACCGAAATCCACCGCAGGGTCAACACCGGTCGTGTTCATCACGACATAGCCGATTGGAAACACGACCTTTCCCGTACTGCCGGAGCCACCGTTCACATGGGCGCTTATCACACCGTCCACGCTCACAATCGTGGAACCATCCACCCTCACGCCACCCAACACGTCCGTGGACGCCTTCGGCAGCGCGTAAGCGTTCGCGCCCCGTTCGACCGAAGCGAGCTTAGACCGTTCACCGTCGGTCATCATGCCCGACTTCGCACCATCGGCCACACTCTTCGCCGCATCCGCAACGGTCTTCGCATCCTCGGCGGTCTTGTTCGCCGCTCCAATCTGCGCCGCGTAATCGGAAGCCGTCTTGTTAGCCGCCTCGGCAACCTGCCTGACGGCATTCAAATCATCAGAATCGACATCCGCGTTTATCGTGCCGCCTGAAATCGACAGGCCACGACCAGCCGTCAAAGACACGCCACCACCAGGCGAACCACCGGAAGACGAAGAGGAAGAGCCGGAATAGTTCGCATTCGCCGACTGCACCGGCAGTCCGACCTCGAACGTCGAAGTCAAAATCCCGGAATCGATTTTCACAATCTGCTTCGTCACCACGGCGGTGACATTGACACCGGAAGCCTGATCCGTCGCGACGATCTTGTCATCCACGTGCAGACCATCACCGACCTCATCGGACAACGTCACCTCGACCGAACCACCGGTCTGCAACTCCTGCAGATGTTTCTTCGTCTCGGATTGCAGCGTGGACAAATCCGCGTTGGAATAGTCGTATGTGGCGCATACCTCATCGACGCCAATGAGCGTCTGCGTCTGACTCACCGCACCGGCTGCATCAGCGAAATAATTGACCACCAGACGATCTTTAAGCTCCTGCGAGCCAAGGCCGATGAGATGATTCACCGCGCGACAGTTGGTTTCGGCCTTGAAGTCCACCAAGTCGGAATCGATCGTGTTGTCGATGATGCCGACCGGCGTGATGCCAAGCAGGATGCGATTATCCTTGGCTTGGAAATCGAGGCGTCTGCCACAGGATGCGAGCAGATTACGGAATCCTGTGTAGGCGTCCACGTAGCGTGGATTTCGGAACATCCAATTCGACAAAGTGGAAGCATCGGAGGAATCGACGGTAAACACCGAATCCAAACCGATGCGCTTCAAAAGGCTTTTAAGGATGTCAGGCAGCTTGCCGGAGACGGTCAGGTAATCCTGATTCGCGTCCGGCTGCAATATCTTCGCCGCCAACATGCCAGTCCACGATTGGCCGATCCACATGGCCGTGGACACGCCACCGGAAACGGTCACACGACGGTCGATGATCCGGCCGCCCACGTCACTGCCGTCAAGCCAGAAATACCAACCACGTTCGATTTCCGGCGCATCCGGATCGTCGATGGTCAATTCGAAGTCGTTTTCGTCCGTGCCGCAAGCCCAATCCAACGTCACCTGCGAAACGATCGCACGTGGCGTCAGCTTGCCGTCGGCGAGGATAACGTCAGCCAAGGCACACCTCCCGAAACGTCAAACATGGTCAAATCGATGCCATAATTGCCGGAAACCGTCAACAGCGAATCTCCGGCCGGTATCGGCTCGAAAACATATGAGCCGCTTCCCCTGCCGTTGCCACGAACGCCCTTGTCGAAAACATCCGAAACGTCGCCGTTTTCAGCTGTCAACGTTATCGTCTTCCGCAATCCAGTGGCCGACAGCAACACATGACCGCCTTCCGGCACCGTCACATCAACCGCATAAGTGTTGCCGCCGATCTGGAAAGACGGGTTGACGCAAGGGCCGAAAATGACCGCAGTGAACTCGGCGGCCTCGCCGGTCGGATTATTCACCGTCAAGGCGATTTTCGACGGATCCAAATCGGTCGGCAGGTCCAGGGGGAGGTCAATCTGCGAACCGGTGCCTGGCGTCATCGGGAAGAAATGCTGCACCGGCAGCGCGCGACGCCAAACACCATCGCAAAGGACAATCGTGTAATCGACTTGCGCGTATTCCGGCCATGGCACGAGACCGAGCGATGAGCCGACGACATACGCCCGCTGGAACCATTCGCCATCCACCGTCAACGTGCCTGGCGTAACCGCCTGCACGTCCGAATCGAAAGCCGTCTGCACCACGTCCAATCTTGACGGATCCGTGGTGCGGACGGTCATTTTCGCCGTCGACGCGTTCCGGCTCACCGATTTGATACCGCGAGTGGCCAAAGTGTACGTCCATGCGTACCCGCGCATCTCCTGCAGGTCGGCCACCCACAGACTATCGGTGTTGAGGTCGATGACCGTGCCATCATGCGACGCGTATCTAAGCTCGCGCATATCTGCGGATCAACCTCCCCAAGTCACGATCGCCGACCGTCGAATCATCGGACGCGGCGCTGATGATCGCGCCAAGATCGTTGTGCAGGCTGGTTATCGCCGCCACCACGGAAGCGGTATCAACCTGTATGCTGACCTGATTGCCTGTCATCTGATTGGCTGTGGCAAACACTTCGCGTGGAATCTTCCGCTCGTTCAGCAGGCGCATGGTATCGACGCCGTAATAGGCCGTGGCCGCGGCATTGTGCGTGTACTCGCCCGCGGCGAGACGAGCGTTGAGCAGGTACACGCTGTCGCTCAGACCATTGCCGGGCGCCCATGCCGGATCCACGTAGCCGACGAACTCGCCACCTCCGGCGAACTGCTGGAAGGTGCCGTCCGTGAACATGCCGCCTGTGTAACCGCCTTCCTTCTTCGTTTTCTCCGTGACGGTGAAGCTCTTGTCCGCGATCTTGAAGTTGTTGATGAACCGGAGCACCGGAGTCGCCTGGTCGTTGACCGAGGCGGTGCTCTTCTTGTCGTTCAGCTTCTTGCGGTTGACGGCGTCGACCTTCGGTCCGGCCTTGTCGGCCGAATCGAGCGTGTTGCGCTTGTCTTTGAGCCTCTTGGAGTTGGCCGCGTTCGTCTTCGGCGTGGCCTTGTCCGTGGAGTCCAAGGTGTTGCGCTTGTTGGTCAGCTTCTTCGAGTTGGCCTTGTCGACCTTCGGAGACGCGTTGTCTTTCGCGTCGAGTTTGGCCGTGGCCTTCTTGCCGTTGAGCTTGTTGACGTTCGCGGATGCGGTCTTGGCCTTCTTGGATGCCTTGTCGGTCGCGTCGATGGTGCCTTTGACGTGCTTCTTGCCGAAGTCGTCCATCATCTTCCGCGCCTTCTTGGCGCTGTCCGTGGCCTTCTTGTCGTCGGCTTCGAGCTTGGCTTTCGCAACCTTCTTGTTGAATTTGTCGAGGTTGGTCTCGGAATCCTTGGTTTTCTTCTTGGCCTTGGAGTCGTCCACGTCGAGCTTCGGCTGGTTGCCTTCGGCGGTCTTCTTGATGTTGTCGATCGCCGCTTTGATGCTGTCGGAACTCAGACCCCACCGGTCCGCCAAAGCGTTAGCGGCCTGTTCGCCCATGCCCGAAGCTTCGGCCTGCCTTATGAGGGCTTCGCGCGCATCCTGCAGGACGCCGTTGGCGCGTTCGATCTCGCCTCCGGTGAAGTTGGTGTTCTCACCCTGCTTGAGTATCTTCTCCGCAGCGTTCTGCGCGCTGCTGGCGATATCCTCCAAGGCCTGCCTGGTCTTTGTGCCCTTCTCGCTGAATCGGTCGAGCAGGTCGCCGTTCTCGTTGAACACTCGACCATTGTCTTTGCAGGTGTCCGACAGTTGGCCGATCTTCTGGTTGAGCTGGTCCACGGCCTCGTCGGCGGTCAGGTTGTTGGATTCCAAGCCGAAGAGCGATTTGACAAGTCCGTCGATTTCCTCGGCCGCGTCCTTGGCGCTGCTTCCGAGGTCCTTGTTCGCGCTGGCGGTGTCCTTGGCGGCCTTCGATGCGTTGCCGTCGGCGTCCACGGCGTTCTTGGTGGCTGCGGCCTTCTGCTTGGTCTGTTCCTTGGCTTCGCTGTATGCCTTGGCTTCGTCCTTGATGCTGTCGCGCATCTTCTGCGCGACAGCCATCTGCGAATGGCCCTGCTTGCCGTATTCCTTCAACGCGGCGTTGACCTTGTCAGTCGCGTCCTTGTTGCCCATGGCTGCGCTGGTCATGTCGGTCAGGCTGACCTTTGCCTCGCCCATCCAATGCGTCATGTCGGCTCCGGCGAAGTTCATCTTCTGGTAGGAGTCGGCGATGGTGCTACGGACGTCACTGCCTGATTCAAGCGCGGACTGGAGCTGTTCGGTGGCCTCCTTGGCCTTCTGCTGGCGCTCAATAAATGAGGTGAGCGCCACTCCGGCGACGGTGAGGGCGATGCCCCACGGTCCGCCGAGCAGACTCATGACGCTGCTGCCGACGGCTTTGAATCCGGCGGTTTTCAGTTCGGCTCTGCTGGCGCTCGTGCCGAACGCCTCCATCTGCTCCTGCGCGCTCATGCCGCTCGCGCGGAACATCTGGAAGGCGGTCTGCGCGGAGGCCAGAGCGCTTTTCATACGCTGGATCGGGTCGATGGCCAGACCAATGTTGTTGGCCATCGTGCTGGTGCTGCCGTTGAGATTGCTTGCGGCCTTGTGGACGCCGCCGAGCACGCCGCCGAGAGCGGCCATGACGATGATGGTCTGCTGCGCGCCGGCCGGAAGGCTGGCGAAGGAGTCCACGAGGGTGTCAAGCCCCTGGACGAGTTTGCGCAGTGGCCCTTGCGCGCCTTCGCCGATGGAGATCATGAGCGATTCCATGCTGCCGGAGAGGTTTTCGAGGTCGCCTTTGAGGTTGTTGTTCTTTGCCGCTGCCTGTTCGGCTGCGTATCCGCTTTCGGATACCGCCTTGGTCCAGTTCCTGACGCCTTTCTCTCCGGCGTCGTAGAGGTAGTTGGCGGCATTGATGGCGTAGCTGCCGAAAATTGTCGCATTCGCCTGGTTGCGCTGTTCCTGCGTGAGGTTTTTCTCGGCTTTTTGCAGCTGTCCGGCGAAATTGGCCATGCCGACGAAGTTGCCGGAAGCGTCGTATGCGCTGATGCCGAGCTCCTTCATGGTGGCTGCCGCGTCGTTGGATGGCGCGGCGAGCTTCATGAGCATGCTGTTCAATTGTGTGCCGGCTTCGGCGCCGATGGTGCCGTTCTGGGCGAAGAGGCTGAGGACGCCGGTGGTCTCCTGGATGCTCATGCCGAAGCTGTTGGCCTGCGCGCCGCAGTTGTTGAGCGCTTCTCCGAAGTCGCTGACGTTGCCGACTGCCTTGCCAGCGCCAGCGGCGAGCGTGTCGGCGACCTGCGAAGCCTGGCTGCCGGACAAGTGGAACATCGACAATGCGTTAGCCATGTATTCCGCGGCGTCGCCCACGGCCATGCCGTCCGAGGCGGCGAGGTTGAGGGCCCCTGTCAGGCCGCCGGAGAGTATGTCGGTGACGCTCATGCCGGCCTTGCCGAGGTCGTTGATCGCGTCGGCTGATTCGCTGGCGGAGTAGACGGTGCTTGCGCCTGCTTCGATGGCGGCTTGGCGGAGTTGGTCGAGTTCAGCTCCGGTGGCTCCGGTGTTGGCCTGCACAGTGCTCATCTGCTGGTCGAAGTCGGCTGCCATCTTGATGGATGCGACGCCGAAAGCGGCGGCGGCGAGTCCGGCGGCGGTGAGGCCGCTGGTGATGAGCGCGCTCTTGCGGCCGGTGTTCTCCATGCCCGAAGCGACCGTTTTCGCGGTGCTTCCGGCGCGGGTCATCGCCGCCTCATATGAGGCGGTGTCGGCCATCAGCCGGATGACGATGTTCTTGTTCTCAGCCAAAGCATCCTCCAAAAATGTCAACAGGTCAGGTGCGCGGTCAACGCGTTCGCGGCCGGATTGTCCCTGCCATTCGCATCAGTCCACCGTTTCATGGCCTGCTGCATGTGCGCGGTGGCCCAGCAGACGCTGGTTTCGGCATGCAATGTAAGTTCGGCCTTCGGGTCTTGGCAGATCGAGCGCGGCAAACCGCATAGTGGGCACAACGAGCGTTCGTATTCCGCCAACGAGCGCATCCAATTACGCTCCGTCTCATCCCATTCGACCTCATCGCCCCTGCTCGGCCGCCAGCTCATGAACCGCTTGTAGCTGATGCCGAGCTGGCGGCAGATCCGTAGGTCCTCGACTAGTTGCGGAGAACCTTCGAGGCGAGGTCGAATGCCGCTTTTGGGTCCGCTGCGGTGCCGTTCAGTTCGGCGATGGCCTGCCAGATCGGCGTGAACTGGCCATCGGTGAGTTCGTCGAACAGATTGCGCCACGCCTGTTCGGTCTTGTCTTCGTCGGCTACCGGCTTGCCGCCGATGGTCGCGGAATCAAGCATGAGCGGCAATGCCGCGGCTGCGGTGCCGAACATGTCGTTCGTGCCGTTCTCATTGCGGTGCGCGGCCAATGCCTGCGCCCACTTGCTGACCGGCAACGCCCGCAACGTGAGCTTCAATGTCTCCGCATCCGCCTGTTCGCGTAGCTGTTCGATGCGTTTGGCGGTGGCCTTAGCCTGCCGGTTCGTCCCGGCCTCCGTAATCTGTTCGCGCGTGGTCTCCTCGGACAGCGTATCACCCAATCTGGCGATGTCCTCGGCGATCTGCTGGTTGAGGATGATGTCGACCTCGCGCGTGCGCCTGGTGACTTTAAGCATTGTTGTTCCTTCGCTCTAATATTCATGTTCCTTTACTGGGGAAGAGAAAAAAGAGGGTCCCGCGCCGGCGAAAGGAACGAAAGTCCGATGCGGGAAGAATGAATCAGGCGACCTTCACGTTCTCCGCCCAGCCTGGAGCCCGGACGGAGAAATTGACCTTGCTGCGCAGGACGCTGTTCGCGGCGATCGCCACCTTGGCGCTCATGCCGACGCGGACCGCGTACACGTTCACGATGTCGCCGGCGACAAAAGTCGAATCCGTCTGCTTGCCATAGCGGCGCACGAAGTAGCCTTCCGCACCCTCGGTCAACGTCTCCATTGCCATGTTCTGCGTGGAATGCGAAGTGTTGGTGTTGTCGATGACCTCGACGCTCGGGCCGCTGATCTTCTTGCGTCCGGGATTCTCGTAATCCTGCGCGCTGTTCTCGCGCTGGTCGGAGATGGAATCCTGCGACGGCGAGCATGACCAGCCGCCAAGGGTGACGTAGTTGCTCAGGTCGGTGCCGGCGCCGATCTCTGCAGCGGTCGGCTTCTGAATGTTTTTGATGGACGGCACCCAGATCGTGTTGACCAGACCGTCCGCCGGTGTGGAAGGAACTTCAGTTCCAAGAGTCAAAACCATGACTCCTCCTTATAAATATTGGGTCACATGCGTGACCAGTTGAATTTGAAAGTCAATAGGCGCACCTGATAGAGCAGGCTTGTGTCCTCTGCGGTGAGTCCGGCCGCATATGCGCCGGAATCGGAGAACAACGTCAGGCAGCCGGTGTCGAACCCGTGCGCGACGAACCGTTTTCCAGCCAAGGCTGGAATCATGAGGTCATCGGCCAGCACGTTGACGGAATCGGTGGTGGTGCTCACGATGCGCACCAGCAGAGTGCCGATGCCGCAATGCACGTGTTGCGTCTCCCCGACGATGTGCCCGTTCGTGGTGACCGTTTCGATCACCCACGGTGGCTTCTCCGTCGGTTTTGGCGTGGTCTGCTTGAAGACCTTCCACCCATCCGCAGGTTTTGGCACATGGTCGAGAATCGTGTTCGACAAGGTCATTATCGACTGCACTAGAATCCCTCCACTGCGGCACGAGCCACATATTCCGCGAGCTTTGGCAGCTCTTCCTCGCCATGCTCGTAGAACCGGTGTGTTCCACCACCTTTAGCGGTTCCGAAGAACGCGATATTGGCTAGCGAACCAGCCCCGCCCTTGGTAGGGCCTATCTCGGCGGAAATGCGTCCCGGCGCTTCCTTCACCGTGTAGGTGATTGGGATGCGTCGGAATGCCTTGTTGCCGGAGCTGGAGAGGTCTTCGCGCAGGTCGTTCTTGACGTTCTGCGCGCCTTTCTTCACAGCCATGGTGATCGCCGCGCGGCGGGCGACGCCTTTGGCGAGCAGCTTGTCGGCGAAGGCGGTCAGCTCGGACGCGTCGAACAGGCTCGTGGCGTTCATGCATCCTCCTTCACGTTCCAGCGGCAGGCGGTGGCGTGCGTCTTCTCGGATTGCGGGGAGACGAGCCTGAGCCGTCTGCCTGTCAGCAGCGGGTTCGCGGATTCGGTGATCTCCACGACGTCTCCGGCACGCAAACCATTGGTGTCGTAGGGAAAGTGCACGTAGAGCGACCAGACGAGGCTTACGGCGCCCATGGCCTGGGCAGCACTCCCCTCGGCCTGCTCGCTGGCGAGACCACCAGAGGTCTGCACCTTGCACTTGCCCTGGTACACCTGCTCCGTGCCGGTGTTCGGCAGTCCCGTGTCCGGATCCGTAGTGGATTCGCCGGGTCGGGTCACCGTGCAATGGTCGGTTATGAGGTTTTCCGCGTCGCGGCGGGCCTTGGCGAGGAATGATGCGCTGATTTTCATCGGAACACTCCAATCGACGTAACGTTCGCGCCGAAGCGGTTGCGCAGCCTGCGCTTGGTCGCTTCCGGCAATTCGGTCACGTCGATTTGGGCGGAATCGCCTTGCGTGTAGCCGACCTGTGCGTCGTCGACGCGCTCATAGCTGACGCCGACGTGTGCGCCGGGGCCACCGTCCTCGAGCTGGTGGAGTCCGGCCGCGACGTACGAGCAGACGAGTCTGACGACGTCGGCGGGTATCGGATTCCAGCCGCCCGTGAAGGTGACGGTCACGACCGACGGGATGCGCCCGAAGGGACTCCATGGCTCTTCGCGGTAGAGCGAGGATCCGAGGAGTCGCCAGTCGTAGACGGTCTTGCCGTCGATGAGCACCCTGGAAACGCTTCTGACGGCCTTGCATGGCAGGTCGAGTTTCCTGGACTGTTCGCCGGGCAGGTCCACCGTCCATTCGCCGAGTGTGATCGGACAGCCGGCGGCCGAGCGGACGGCGTCGGAGACCGAATCGAGCAGACTGGTTGCCGTCTGCTCGTCGGTTACTTCGATTCCGTTGCTTTTCAGGTCGTCCAAGGTGGCCAGTGCGGTCATTTCAGCCTCCGATCATCGGACTCGACTACTTGCCGCTCTTCTTGCCTGCAGCAGCATCCTCTTCACCGTCGCCGTCTGCGGTGGTATCGCTCACGACGGGGGTCTGCGCATCCTGCAGGGAACGACCGGTGGTGGTGGAGAGATTCAGGGTGATCTTGGTCAGGCACTCGGGGCGGATGACCTTGGCACCGTACAGATCGAGGCCGCGCACCATGTCGGCGAAGTCGGTCTGCATGCGCATGGCCTCGACGTTGCTGATCTGCTGTGCGAAGGTCACGGCGGCGTTAGTGCCGGCGAGAATGGACTGCGTGTCCGGGCTGGCGGACTTGTGCGGCACGTTGTTGGACTTAACGACGGTGAAGCCGCGCACCTGGCCGACCACGCCGTTGAGCAGCGTATTATGACCTGCTTCGGTGCCTTCGATGAAGCGGGAGTCCTGCAGCAGGAGCGCGTAGAAGTCGGGGCTGACGACGAGCCAGCGGCCCTCGTCGGGCACGTTTTGAACATCCAGTTTCCGTCCGGCTTCCACGACGGCGAGATACGCGTCGGCGGGGGTGCCGACGGCCACGGTCTTGGCTGGCGTGCTGACGGCCGTGTCCATGAGATTGGAGATGTAGTTCTCCACGTTCTTCATCATGTTGTAGGCGGCGGAATTGGTGAACTTTCCGGTCATGTCCGCCTTGGCCTGAGCCTTGTCGAGATCGTTGACCTTGAAGGCGAAATAGTCGGACTGATCGATTTCAAGGACGGCTGCTTCCTTGTCATTGGCATCGTCGACGGTGATCGCCTGGCCGCGGACGTACTTGCGCACAGTCACATCGTCGTATCCGGTAATGTGGACGGTCTCGCCGGCCTCACGGATGTCGCCCTCATAATCGCGGTTGCACAGGCTCGGAAAGACGAGCTTCGCGCGCAGGGCTTCGAGGATGGCGGCGGACCATACCTCGGGAATGAAATTGGTGATTGCCATTGCTGGTGGCCTCCTTACTTGCTGCGGCCTGCGAGCAGATCATCCAGGCGGCCCTTGCGGCGCGCCTCGTCGATCTGTTTCGTGGTCATGTTCTTCAGATCGTCCCTGGTAAGCTGTCCCGCCTGATGATCGCCATCACGGGCGCCCGACGGTGGGATGATTCCCGCCAGGCCAGCCTTGTTCCCGCCTTGCGCGAGATACGGATGTGCTGCGACCAGAGCGTCGATTTTCTTGGAAATCGCGTTCTGGTCGTATCCTCCCTGATCGTCAGCGGTCAGATCGGAAAAATCTATAAGCTTCAATGCGTCACCCGGATTGATGAGCTTGCCAGTGGCTGCGGCGGTGACGTTCGCCTGGAGCACCTGCTTCTGCAGTCCGGCGATGGTGGCCTGCGCGGAGTCAAATTCCTTGCCGCGCTTCTCCCAGTCGGCGACCTGCTTCTCCAAGTCGTCCACACGGTCGGCCTTCTCGTAGGCGGCCTTGAGTTTCGCCTCGAGATCGCCATTGACCTTCTTCTGGCCGAGGAACTTGTCATGCCAGTCGACGGGCGGCTCCTGCGCGCCCGGATCGTTGGTGTTCGGATCCTGCTGTTGTCCTTCGGACATGGTGTTTCCTTTCATTTGGTGTAGACCTCGCCGTTGCTGGCGAGCCATCTGCGGTACGAGTTCTCCGCTCTGGCCAGCACGTCAGGCGTGACCGGCGAATCCGGCTGGTACGGGTTGCGGCCGGCGAGCGCTGCTTCGTAGCGGAGTCGTGCGTTCTGGAGGCGTTTCTGGGCGGCGGTCTGTTCTTCGTGTCTGCCTTGGCGCCATTCGTTGTTGTGGAGCCATTGCTGGCGTCGGAGCGCTGGGACTTGGGTTCTCCAGTTGTCGGGGAGGATGTAGCCCTCGCGCTTCAGGAGTTCGATGGTCTGTTCGCGCGGGAGGTTGAAGCTGTAGATGCCTTCGGGTGTGAGTCTGCGGTGTTGCTGTTGTCCGTATTGGTATTTGCGAATCATGCGGCTCCATCCGTAGCGGCCAGTGCCTTCGGACGTGGTCATGTGGACGTTGCCGTGTCCGATTGGCCGCATGCCGCGGTGGGCGTTGACGACCTGGCAGATGTCGGCGCCGTCTCTGATTGCCTGTGCGTCGGCATGTCCGAAGACCTTGTCCTGCTCCTCTTCGCTCATATTGTTGAAGCGGTCCATCGGACTGGTGATCCAGCCTTGTTTCTCGGCCTTTTCCTTGCCTTTGCAGGGGATGGTGCGGCCGTGGCATTTCGGGTGTCGGAGGAAGTCGCTGTTGTGCCGGAAGTATTTTCCGGCGAGGATGGCGCATCGTGGGCAGCAGTCGGGTGATTCGACGCGCACGTAGCCGACGCCTGCCCTTTGTGTGATGCTGACGCCCATCGCGCTGATTGACGTGTCCTCGATGGCCTGCATGGCCATCTGGCGGAGCGTCGCGCGTCCAGCCTGCATGGCATCCGATTCGTCCATGCCGGACTTGATGGCCGACAGGGTGTGCGCGACCGGGATGCCGAAATACGATTCGAGGTCGATGCCGCTCGGCGCGAAGCCGGTTCCGAATGCGAGAGGATTCGCGATGCCGCCGTCTGGCTGGATGTAATCGCTCTGTTCGGCGAGCATCAGCGTGGATGAGTCCATCGCGTCGGCGGCGGCGCGCGTCTGCAGGGTGGCGAAGAGCGTCAGGAAGTCGGCGTTCGTCCGATTCCAGCTGTCACGCACCCGTCGCGGATCCACGCCCTTCCATGTTTTGTCCGCCGCCTTCACGGCCAGCAGGCATAGTCTGGCCAGGGTGTGCCGGCTGTCCGACAGGCTGTCCATCGTCACCGTCATCAGATGCACCTCCGACCTGCAGGGTTCGCGCTATCTCGGCCATCTCCGGGTCGCTGTTCTCCTCGTCGATCATGCGCATGATGCGCTTGATGTCCTCGGGGCTCTGGCCCATCTGTTCGGCGATCCACTGCAGCGGGTAGCCGAGCTGCTTGTATTTGAGCATCGCGTCGGCCATGAGGGCCTCGCTGCGGTACTGCGGCGTGGCGAACACGACCTTGGAGTCCTCGAGGATGCGCGCTGACTGCTCGTCGTCCTCGAGCGTCATGGCCATCTCGCACAGCTCACGCACCGGCTGGCGCATGAAGCTGATGCGCTCCAACGTCTTGCTGACCAATCCGGCTTCGGCGACCTCGTAGCCGGTGGCGGGCACCTCCGCGTTCGTCAAAAGATAATGGCCTGGCGTGCGCGTCTCGGCGGCGATGTGCTCGACCGCCTTCTGGATGATCGGAAGGAAGGCCTGCAGGTTGCTTGCCGTCCATTCGCCGATCGACACGTTGTCGCCGGTGATCTGCATGATGCGCTCCATGACCTGCTTGTCGAGGTTCACGGGACGTTCGCCCACCTGCTCTCCGGTGGCCTTGTCGAACACCGGTTCGGACAGGCTGTCGCCGCCGAGGATGACCCTCGCGGGCATGGACGCGAAGTCCAATGCGTTCAAGGTGTATGCCCAGCAGACGTTGACGGCGTCCTGCATGGATTCGACCTGCTCGACGTCGCTGATGGGAAGGTTGTCCAGGAGCATCTGGTTGCGGAATTCGACCAGTGGGACGCGGCCGAGCGGGTTCGGGCGGGCGGAGTCCGGCAGGAACATCCATCCCTCGACGCCCGGCGGCAGACGGTCTCGTTCGTCGTCTCCGCCCGCGCGGACGCGCACCACGTCGAAGACCACGTCGGGCAGCAGCAGCGTGCCGAATTCGTGCTCCTCGTCGTATCTGACCAGGAGGCCGGCGTCGACCTCGCCGGTGAGCGGATCGTAGTGGACAGCCGCCGAGTCGGGGTGTTCGAAACTTATGCGCGCCCTGCCGTCCGGCATCGAGGTGACCAGGCCGAAGGCTCTGCCTGTGGTGGTCATCATCAGGGCGGTCTCCTGCAGTTTGCGGTCGCAGTCGTTGCGCTCCCACACGCGCATCACGTGCGAGTCGAGTTCGACGTCGCCGTATGGGATGAAGCCTCGGAAGTGGATGCGTTCCACGGGCGCCTGCGCCACAGGCAGGCACCAGTTATCGGCGAATCCGCTGAAACGATCCGACATGTAGCGTTTGAATTCGTCGGACGCGAATTTCAGGGTGCCACGCTTGCCGCGCACGTAGTCCGTGTGCTTCCTAATGTCCGAGCGTCGCTGCTCTATCTTCATGGCGAGCAGGTTCGCCATACGGTTCACGTCCGCGGCGGTGCGAATCATTCAGAATCCCCTTGTTGTCGAGCCGGTCAGCAGGTAGGCCTTGCGTTTCCTGCCCCAGCCGGCGGCGCGCGCGTCGCATGCCGCCTCATGTGCGAGCACGCTGGTGACCGCCGCGTCGATTTTCCTTGTCTGTTTTGGCTTGCCGAGCCCGTACCGTTCGCCGGACTTGGCGAAGCGTCTTGCGTTGCGCATGTGCGTGATGGTGATCGGACAGCCATCCTGGGTGATGGCGTGGTGCTCGAGGTCGGATTCGAAGCGTTTCAATGCCTCCCAGACGGCGGTGATGCGGCTGGAGCCGCTCATCGACCAGGGAATGTACTTCTTCGGCCCGTATTGGGAGTCCCATGCCTCGATCTGCGACTCCCACGACACCTCGTCGCGGAATCCGGGGTCGCAGTAGGCGCGCACGATCTTGTACCGGTCGTTGAGCTCGTCCATGGCGGCGTTGACCTCGCTGCGCGGGATTCGACCGCCCCATGTCTTCGGGTTCCAGATGGTGGGACGCCGGTCCTCGCCGTAGCGCGGAGTGAAGATGAAGCCCTCGCGTGTTTCGGCCTTGATGCATGTCCAGTCGTCGTTCTCGGAGCCGTCGAAGCCGAGGCACACCTCGGTGCCCTTCGACGGGTTCTCAAGCCAAAGCTCATGCTCGGACACGCTAATATCCCATGTTCCTCAAGACCGATTTTGACAAACTCTTCTGCGAGCGCTGGTAGTTCTGGTTTGTGATCTCCCTTGTTGTCGCTTCGCCGAAGGAATTGACGAATGCGTGGCTTGTGCCGCTTGATTTTGGTTGGCGTCGGATCTGTTCGTCGGAGATTCTGTCGCGCTGTGCCCTGGCGGTGCGGAATGCCTTGGAGGCTGCCCGGTATTTGTCGTAGTTCGCCTTGGTTGCCTCTGGAAAGACGCTTTCCGGCATGCGCTGGTTGTATTGCGTGGCTCCGTGCGCGGATCCCTGCATGATTTCCGATGCGGTGTCCATGCGGTTTTCCGCGTCGCGCATCATCTTGGCGAGATCCGTGTCGCTTACGGATGAAAGGTCAGAGGAAGAGCCTCCCCCTCCGCCGCCATGTCCGCCACGTCCTACGCCTGAGCTTGATCCTCTTCCGCCCATTTTTTCATCCTTTCCGCATTGCTGTTTTTGTATGTGACCACTTCGATGCCACTGAAGTCGAAAAACGGAATGGCATCTCCGTAGAGGAGAATCTTTTCCGGTGCGAGCCTGTCGATCGCGTATCGCATGCCGAGCCGCCAATAGAGTTCTGCCGTCGGATTGTCGTTCGTTCCGACCGTGCTTACCGCGACGGTGGAGTTGTTTGGAATGCCTGAAAAGCAGTACGGGAATGACTCTGGGCCCGCCCATTGAAGTGTTGGGATGACTTTCAGTCCGCAGGCCTGCCAGTATGCTCCGATCAGACGGCTTCGGAAGACGTTATAGATCTTCATCGCTTCCGGCATGTCCATGTATGTGCTGAAATCAGGTGTCAGCACGCACTGGAAGCGTTTGAGCGGTGCGATGTATCTGTCCGGCTGGTTCCAGACTCTCTGGAACTGGTAGTCATCGATGAAGAAATGGATTCCGCAATGCTTGACTGTCTTTTTGCCGGTCGCGTAATTGAAGCCCATCAACGTGTCAGGGGGGGTGACGTCCTGTTTTGCAAGCATTGGCATGTCGTATCGGCCAACTGTCCGCACCTTTTGCAGCAGCGGGAGATTGTATTGCCTCATCGTCCGCATCCTTGATTTGTTGAGTGGTCTATTGTCCCGCATAGCAGCTCTCCCATAGTCCGTCCTCGAGCCATGCGCCGCCGCCCTGCACCATGCGGTTGCCAAAGAAGCGTTCCGCCTGCGCCGGGTCCTTCTCCATGAGGGCCTCGGCCTCCGCCTCGACGGAATCCAAGGGCACCCACGGGCTGCCGGCGTACACCCATTCGAGGATCTTGCGGCGTTCGCGCCGGTTGTTGAAGCTGTATGGCGTACCGTCCTTGTGGCGCAGGTCCGGGTTGAGGTCGGGGTTGCGGTAGAAGATCCACACATCCGATGCCGATGTCTCGAATTGCTGTTGGGCATAGGAATTTTCGCCGGGGTCGTAGGCGTTGGTCCAGAAGTGCGTTCTGCCGCCCATGCCGGCGGCGCCGCGGCGTTGGGTGTCGGCCACGTCGAGCATGCCGTTCGACTTGGTGTACAGGCCGGCCTCGTCCTGTTCGGCGTCCGAGATCGGGTTGCCCAGACGGCTGGTGGCCGATGCGGTCACCACATCGATGCGGTCAAGGTCCAGATCGTCATCGTCCAAGTTGATTCCGGGGCGCAGGATGCGGATGAAGCCCTCGCGCACCTTGAGCAGCTGCTTCAACGGCCCGAGCCGTATCATGGCGACGAGTGGACGGTAGGCGTTGCGCACCTGGTCCTCGGAGTTCGCGGTCAGCTGGATGAGTGGCGAAGGGTGACGCATGCCTTTCGGTTCGCCCGGATTGTAGTGGTAGACCCATCCGCAGGGGCAGCCGTTGTCGGAGCATCGGTACACGTCGCCGGGCTTCGCCCAACCGGCGAACACGACGGGCCCGCAGGCCTCGAGTATCGCGCATGAGGCCTCGGTCGGTCCCTTGCCGGTCTTCTGCGGTCCGATGCATCCGGTCAGACGATATTGGAAGGCCTGGTTGAGGACGAGCGGGTTATCGACCGTGACCTCCTCGGGAGGCACGAATTCCGCGTCCTCGCGCACCCTCCAGCGGTGCGCGGCGTACCAGAATTGCCAATCGGACCAGCAGAATGGCTTGCCGCGGAGGATGCCGTCGGGCTGGCGCACATGCCGCTGCACCCACGCGTCCTGCAGGTCGGCCAATGTCGGGAAGTCGATGATCCAATCGTCGGCCATGTCACGCCCTCAGGCGTCGTGGGAACTGGACGATCTTGGTGTCCATGCCGCTGGCGGCGGCCTCCGCGTCCGTGGCGGGCACCTCGTGGGCGGCCATGTCGACGTTGTCCTCGGAGATCTTCCAGCCGAGCGCCTGCAATCCGGCCTCCGACAGGCCGATGCGGTCCTCGAGCCGGATCTTCACGGCCACGTCCGCGGCCTTCGCCATCGGACTCTCGCAGATGACGCATTCCCGGACATATGATGCGATCTGATAATGCAGATACCGAAGCTGCGGCTGCTTCCAGGCGCGCGCCTGCGGCAGACGCCACAGCTGTTTCCACAGTTCGGCCTCGCGCTCGTTCCAGGACTCCGAACCGGCGGTGTCCTCGACCCATTCCTGCGACTCCTTGTCGAAATCACGGAGCACATAAGGCGGCAGCGGGAACTTCGGCGGCCTCCCCTTGTATTCGGTGTTGGGCAGACTGCGTAGGGTGTATCCCCTGCGTTCGCTCGCTCCGCTCGACGGATCGGGCATCGGGCCGGATCTGACGCGTTTTCCTCCTCTTGGCATGTCTCCTCCATCGTCGGACGGCCTTGCGCCGTTCCTTCGCTGTGGGCGGCCGGGCCTTTCGCCCGACCCCCTCTGAAACTTTTGAACCCTCCGCACCTCGGAGACAGCTCTCCGGCGGTTCCGCTACCCAAACTGTTAGGGGGTATCCCCGTGGGTGTTTTGACGGTTTGCTTCCGTTTGTTTTGCAACGGTTTTTGTTTGACTCGCTTGTTGCTGCGATGAGTCGCGAATCGAATCGAGAAGACTTGGTCGTTTTCGTCTTTCGTGTCGTTCGACGTGAGCGGCTGGCGTCGTCGGCTTGGCTTCGATGAAATGTTTTGTTTTGGTGCCAAAGCCTGTGTGTGTCAGCTGAGGTTTTGTCTGTTGTTGAAGCCTGAAGGTTTCGTCCTTGCGGTCTTGCTGTCGTGGCAGCGCTTGCACAGGCCGCGCATGCGTTGCGGGTCGTTGGGGTCCAAGCCTGCTTCGACGAGCTCGATGCGTTCGATCGGCCAATGGTCGGCTATGGTGCTGGGGGCACCGCATAGGCCATGGTGCCTTCCGCATCCGTCCGGCCCGTCGCCGGGACAGACGCACCGCGGGTCCCTTGCCAGCACGCGGGCGCGTGCGAGGCGATGCGCTTTCGACGTGTATGGATTGCGGCCTCGTGTCCGGCGCTTGTCTTTGGCTTTCCTACATTCGTGGCACAGTGAGCCGGAGGAGACCAGGTGTGGGCAACCGGAGGTGGAGCATACCTTGTACATCAATCCCCCATCATCACGTAAGCGCGGGATTGGCTTGCCTGCCGCTGTTGGTGTATGCCCACTCTGACGTGGAGTGGGCGGAGCGTGTCCGATATGCCGTTCGGACAGGACGGTGTTACGCAACCCAAGGAGTTAGGAGAATCCAAGGTGGATATGAAAAGGGTTCAAACCGCATGTCTTCGGTTTGAACCCTCTAATCCACTGACAATTATGCCTTGCACTTCGAGAAACGTCAAATCGAGTCGCGTCGGGAAAGCTGCCTGTGCACGTCGGCGAGACGGTAGAGCGGCTGTCCCTTCCCGTTCCTGCCGGCCGGTTGAATCCTGCCGCGACTGCGCCACGAGTAGATCGTGTTCACGCCGCATTGGAACCCGCATTCGCGCAGGAGTTCGGCGCATTCCCCTGCCGTGAACGCTTTGCCGGATGCGATGCACTCCTTCAGGAAGCCGAGCCGCACGTCCACCACACGGTAAGTGCCGCCGCATACGGGGCAGGTGACCTCGACCGCGTCGATGGGCGCTGACAGTTCGACACCGCACAATGGGTTCGGGCATCTGCCGATGCCGTGCTTGGAAGGCGGCACGTCGATGATGGACAAGGTCTTGCGCGCCAATGATTGCCAGTCGTGCCAGATGATGTCGATGTCCGGAAGCCGGTTCAACCGTGGACATGCGGCGCAGACGCTCAAACATTCCAGCAGGGACGGGTGGATCCGGCCGTTCGCCCATGGCATAGCCGATGGCGCGTACAGTCTGCGCCACAATGCGACCGCCATGTCCCCGACCTCCTGCATGTGGTCGAGCACCGGCAATCGGATTGGCGTCGGCGCGGCTGGAAGGTTGACGCGTCCAGGCTGGCGGCCTCCGTAGTGCGCGGTCGAGTCCAGGAACTCATGCAGCGAATCCAACCATGCTGGATATTCCCGCAGCCAGCCGCGCATCAGCCCACCGCATCTCGCGCACATGGTGTCGCCGACAGCGCATCCTCCGCCGCAGACGAGGCACACACCGGCGAGCGCTGGTGTTGTTTGGCTGGTGTTTGTTGTGGTGTTGGTGGTGGTTGGTTGGGATTCGTTGGTTGGTTCGTACATTTGTTCGATTCCCTCCGGCGTGGTAGTCTGGTTTGTGGTAATGCCAGAGCCCGGCCGGAAGGTCGGGTTCTTTGTTTATTCGGTGGCGGAGTCCTGTTTTTCAAGGTTGACGTGTTCGATCTTGGCTCTATGGCGGAGCAGATCCGCGTATTCGTCCATGACGTCAAGCTGCCTGCTCAACAGGCTGATCGGGCAGGTGGGCTCGAAATCGAGCGTGCCATCCGCATACCTTTGCAGCATGTCCCTGAGCCTGCCGGCGCGGGCGGTCAAATCGCGGTATTCGACACGCATGCGGTCCTGGTAGCCGGAGGCCTTGGCGCTCGCTGGTTCCGCTTGGTCGGCGGCGGCGAGCACTTCGATGGCTTGGCGCAGGTATCCGTCGCGGATCCATTCGGATGCGGTATTCCATTCCTCGTGGATGATTTCGGTGGAGTCCTTGCGGAGTGCCCATTTGAGTCCGAACAGACGTTCGGCGACGGCTTCGGTGCGCGCGTCGATCGGCGGCAGTGGCGGGGCGAGTGTTTCCTTACTCATGGTTTCCTCTTTCCTGGGTGGGATGATTTTCGGCCGATTCCCAGATGTTGTGCCAAAGCATCCGGATAACCCAATCGGGCATTTCGGTCCAGATGGTCAAGTGCGTCGAGACGGCTGAGGCTTTCCACCACCTGCCGCAGACGACGCAGTGCTGCAGACGGTGGCGAGGGAAGGTGCAACGCCCTGGTCCGATGCCGTTGCTGGCGCAGATGGCAGTGCCGAGAGCGTTCCGGCACAGATGCGGGGTCCGGTCTTTCATTCACCGGCCTCCGATTGGGACAGGCGCCACTGCTCGAAAAGACGGTAGACATCCAACGAGATGGCCCGGACCGGACTGGACACCCGCCTGACACACAAATCGCACGTGTGCATATCCTGCGTGACCAACTCATCACGCTGACACTGGAACGGGTTCCGAGCATCCCGCTCCTCCACGGCATCGGCGAGCGCCTCCCGAATCTTGTCCCTGGCATTGATGTAGGCGTGGTATCAAATCGACGCACTTTCCTCGAGGGGTCGATTGCCAAAACGCATTCCGGCGCTCGCGGCTTCGAGTTCCTGGGCGATGAGTTTGTTGAGCACGTCGATGGCGATGTCTGCGTCGCTGTTTCTCATTTTGTTTCCTTCTTGGTTTTGGCACATTCCGGGCAAAGGCTGGCGTTGGGGTCGATGGAATTGACTTGCCATCCCTCGTATTCGAGCCGATGCAGAGGTCCGACATCCCACTTGCGGCATTCGCGGCATGAGAGATGACGGTGGTTCGGACAGAGGCTGTCGCATGGATAATCTCGGTCGATGTGCCATCCCGCGGCTTCCAGTTCGTCCGGCGCTCCACTGTCGGTGATGTCGCAGTCATGGCATTCGACGTGCCAGTGGAGCGGACAGTAGTGCCTGCCTTGGAACTCGTCACATTGCCAGCCGTGGTCGACGGCCTCGTTGTCGGCGTCCTCGTAGGTCGCGTCATCGACGGAAAGGCTTGTATGGCACTCGTCGCAGACGACGAACAGCTCATGGATTTCCCGGTAGCTCATCGGTCCGGCTCCTTGTCCGCTCCGCTCACATGGCTCCAGTCGCAGGACAGGCCGCCTTGCTTTCCCCATGCGTAGACGATGCAGTCCACCTTTCGTGTATCGGACAACGTGATGGCGCACTCGTAGAAACCATGGGCGGTGCCTCCATCGGTGCATTGCGAGTCGATGGACCTGACCGCATGCGCTGGCGTGGAAGGCTCCGACGCGCTCCCGCATCCCGCGAGAACGGTGCAGAGGGTGAGTGTGATGGCGGTAAGTGTGGCGCAGATGGTGTTTCTCATTGGGTTTCCTTTTTCATGTGTGTGGTCCAGTGGTTCCATTGGTTATTCCTTTCCGTAGACGGCGAGACTTCGTATGCCGTCGCTCATGCTGTTGGAACATGTGTTCGGATCGTGGTCGATGATGTCGTTTCCGATGCCTTGGAATCGGAGGGTGGCGGTGCCGTCCGGCCAGCGGATGAGTTCGAGTCGGCCGTCGATGACGACGTCGTCGTCGGTGCGGGCGATGCAGCGGCGGCCGATCAGGATGGCCGGGTCGGCCGACCGCCATTTATGCAGCGGGACGTTGACGCTCACCGCGGCTCCTCGCCTTCGTGTTCGTTCTTGGCGTCGTCGTAACCTTCGTCGTACACGTCGTCAAGCATCGTCTGGAACTCGGGAGAGGCGAAGAACGTTCTGATGGCGTCCTTGGCCACGCGCCTCCATGGCTCCTTGTCCTCCATGGCCATCTCGTTCCATTGGCGTGGATGGCGGCGGCCGTTGCGATACCAGCGCAGGTAGATGGCTTCGGCCACCTTGTTCTGCGTCTCCAGACCGATCGTGATGGTCTCCTGGTCTGCCATGATGGCTCCTTTCAGTATGCTTCCGGTGGTTCCACGGCGGTGCGGTCCGCGATGACATAGGCGGCGAGCGCCATGTAGAGCGCGAGGATGATGAGCACGGCGTGCAGTGCGAGCCATTGGATTGGGATCCAGTAGTGGAGGCTGTAGCCGATGACCGGCCGGATGATGGCGTGCGGCACGAGCAGCAGCGCGGCGAAGGTGAACAGCGTGGCGAACCAGTCGCCGACGCGGTTGGAGATACGGTTGATGGTCTGTTTCATTCAGGTTCCTTTCAGTGTGTGGCGGTTTCACGGCCGGTTGGCCATCCAGCCGATCAGGATGGCGGCGATGAGGAGGATCACGGCTGCGACGTCCATCACCTTGCTTCTTTCGTGGCGACGTATCGGACCGGATGAGCGGCGAGTTGGCGGATGATGCGCGCGTATTGGCGGATGTCGCGGTCGAGGCATGTGCCGGTGCGGTGGGCGCTGGCTGCGGGCGTCTCCTCTTCCGGCCTCACGTCCCAGCCGGCGGCTTCGAGACTGTCGCGGAGGGTGGCCATGTCGATGCGGTGGTAGTGCAGCGGGAGGTTCGGGCAGAGTCGGGTGATGAAGTCGATGTCGAACTGCGGGTTGCTGCCTGCCGGATGGAGGGTGAACGATTGCGCGAGGCTGTCGACGTATTCCTCGAGCGCGTTCGCCGTCGCCTCCTCTGTATATCCGCCGTCGAGAGCGTCTTCGAGTAGTCCGTTGGCGCAGTGCATGCGCCACGCCTTGATGTTCCCGTCCGTAATGGATGCCTTGCGGCCTTGCAGTCCGATGACGCGGCGGAAACCTCCGACGCACCGCACGCCTCTCATGTCGGTGCAACGCATTTCCACCTCGAGGATCCTGTCATGGTCCGGGTCGAGACCCGTGGTCTCCACGTCCACCCACAGCAGCATGTCCTCTTTGGCTTTTTCCTCGCTTATCATTGGTTTCCTTTCGTTTGTAGGAGAATGATTTCGGTCTGCGTGAGCGGTGTCGCGGTACCGTCCATGTTCAGCAGCATCCACCGGCCTTCCCAGTCGAACACCGGCACATCACGCGGATCCGCGCCGAACGGCACGATTAATCCCAGTCGCTCCGCCTCCTCCACATGCTGGTGGACCCAACCATGGCATCCTGTGTCACCGCTGCCGCACAGCTCGATGATGTTGGCCGGACTGTGCCTCACATCCGGATCCGCCGCCCGCCGCAGCTGACGGTGATGGCCGGAACGTCCAGGCCAGCATGACGGATCATGGATGTTCGTCCCGCAACGCAGGCAATGCCAACCCTGCCGCTCCAA